CCGAATATTTGAAAATAAAAGGCGATTTTGCCTCAGTTATAATGGATGCCTATGTGATAGGCAATCGAAACTCTGTCTTCATTTGATCTGTTGATGTCAACGTAATGAATTAGATTACTGTTGAAGAACACACCTTTGTTAGGTTGAGGTTGAAAATATCTTGCATTGTAATCTCTACCTTGGGGTACCATACAAGTATTAATAAATCTATTATAAAATGGATTCATTACTACAAGATCGCCTGAGTTTTTCTCTGCTTTTAGCCAGAATGCCCCACTAAATTCACCAACAGTATGGTGATGCATAGTATTAGATGCACCTGGTGGATTTATATTACAGAAGAACTTGGTAAACGTCAACCAGTATGGTTCTTCTATACAGTAGTGTGTGATATATTTTCTAAACTCTCTTTCAATTACATTCTTGATTGGATGATCAAAATCTTTCTGCCATCCAAGATAGTTAGAATTACCATCACTTACTGGATCTTTATCCCTAAGTTTATAGACCTCACATAAAGCAGAGTCTACGACAGATTGATCTCCGTCGTAGACTCCAATGGTCTCTTCAAATGAGACGTACTCCATTACTCTTCCGCTAAACGCTGGAAGTATTTGAGAGCATCATCATCATCTTGTTGACTGTTTACGATAGGAGATGCAGTGACTGGTGTTGGGTCAGCAGTAACTATTTCCTCCTCCTCATCTGCAACTTCAGGTGCAACACGAGTTTGCTTGTTGTTTAGAACTGAATCTAAACGCTGTTGCAATATATCGTATGCTTTGAACTGATCAGCAGCAGTGAACTCAACAAGAGGATACTGCTTCTTCCAGAGTGCTTCAAGAGCATCATCATCGTCAAGCAATGGTGATACAGCAGCAAACTCAGATGAATCGTAGTTACGATAACCTGCTACGTTCTTTGCCTTCAACTTGAAGTTAGCACCTTGCCAAAAATCAAATGGATCAATTGCTTCCTCATCCTCAAACTCAGGTTGCATTGCTGCAGTAATCTTATCAAAGATCTTTTTACCGAACTTGTATAAGAATACCTTACCTTCATTCTCAGGGTTGGTTGGATCCTTTACCACATATATGTTTGAAATATATGATAGTTTACGCTTCTGCTTTCTTGCTAGATCTTTATCAGCATCGTTCCCACTGTTCCAAAGCAACCTATTGTACTCAGAGACAGGATCTTTCTGACCTAAGGTAGTCAGACTGTTCTCAATGTACCAACCACCTGGTCCTTGAAAAGCATGTGACCATACTTTCGCCCAAGGTAGTTCCTCACCATTTGGTGCAGGTAGGAATCTGATAACGGCATAACCGTTACCTGCTTTATCTACTTCCAATTTCCATAGTCTCTCATCAGCACCGCCTGTGCTTCCTTTGTTCATCTTTTCTATCTCGTTAGTCAGTTTGGAAGTAAGACTGCCCAAGCGAGATTGCTTCTTTAGATTTGCGAATGACATATTCGTTGTATTAGGTGGATTGTGTTAGATTTTCACCGTAAACATAGTATACAACACTATTTAGGTGTTGTCAAGTATGAATTTTAACGACGTAGACTTGATTGTACAGCATCCAATGTGTTCCTCATATTGGCAAAGATCATATTGATATCTGCATCACCAAATCCCATCTCTTTAGATCCTTTCCTAATATTTTCTTTCATTGCTAATGCTTCAGGATCATCTGATAATGAAACTCTAGTCCACATGATCTGTTGCTTCTCTAACAACTCCTTGACAGTATCAATGTGTAAAACCTTAGCTTCATCACTCATGTAAGGGAACTTCATAATGACATCCATGAGTTCTTTCTGCATATCATAGATGTCTTCCATCTCAGACTTTACAGTTTCTGATTGAAAAAACTTACCCATATCTTTCTTTCACCCTCTGTAGTAGATGATTGCGGTACTTGTCCTTGTCAATATTTAGAAACGGTATATACTTCTTTATCTTTAGACCTACGGTTTTCCATACAGGATCATCCAACTGTTTATCATAGTCTTTACAGTAAGAAAATACCTTTTCATAGATACACATCTCTTCTACACTGATACGACCAGCAAGATGCTCC